AAGAGATTGTGCTTTAGAGATGGATGAGAACTTGTTATGGATTGTAGATGGGGAGTACTTCTACCGTTCTTACCATCATTACGGTGATCCAATTATGATTAAAGATACACTAGTGTGTTTTAGGGATCACGGTGACTCAGCTTTTAAGCGGCCTGACCTTCAAGAGTTGGATGCAAAAGAAAGACAGTATTGTGTAGACAAATTTAGTAGAGAAGTTGAGTTAAAGCTTATATAATATATTTTTATGGTGAGGTGATTATGAAATTTAGTGGAGAAACATTATCGTTGTTGAAGAACTTCGCTTCAATCAACATGAACATTGTTTTTACTCCTGGTGATACAGTAAAGACATTATCAAATGCAAATAGTATATTTGCTAAAGCAACAATCAAAGAAGAAATCCCTAACGAGTTTTATATCTACGATCTTAACTCGCTACTAGCAATGCTTACGTTGGTAGATAATCAAGAAGTAGACTTCGAAGATAAGAGTCTAGTAATTAGTAGTGAGAAGGGTAAGTTCGAATATTTTTATTCCAGTCCTGATATCGTTAAAGCACCACCCGCTGGTGAAATTGAACATACAGCAATCTATACATTTACTCTTACTGCTGATGATGTGCAGATGATCATGAAAGCTGCAGCTATTACTGGTGCACCTACTATCTCGGTTACTAATAAGAATCAGAATGTAACATTGACTATCGGTGATAGAAAGAATCTGTCTTCTAGTAATTTTAAGAAAGATCTAGGTACTGCTTTTAACGATTTCGATGTATTCATTGCAGTAGAGAATCTAAAAGTAGTACCTGATGCTTATGAAGTTACGGTAGCTAAGACTCCTAACGGTAAAGCTAAATTCCTCCATTTTAAACATATGACTAGAGCACTTCAGTACTGGATTGCATGTGAGCCTGGTTCAGTTGTTTAATATGGAGATTTGTTATGAGCGAGCAATTCCTATGGGTGGAGAAATACCGTCCTAAAACTGTTGATGAATGTATCCTCCCTAAGGATACAAAAAAGTATTTTAAAGATATTGTACGCAAAGGTGAGATTCAAAACATGCTCCTTTGTGGTACAGCAGGTACCGGTAAGACTACGGTTGCAAGAGCACTTTGTGAAGAACTAAAATCTGATTACATCATTATCAACGGTTCAGAAGAATCAGGTATTGATGTACTCAGGACAAAAATAAAACAATTTGCCTCTACTATCTCGTTTACTGGTAATACAAAGGTTGTCATCTTAGACGAGGCTGACTACTTAAACCCTAACTCTACACAACCAGCTCTTCGTGGTTTTATCGAAGAGTTTGCTAATAACTGTAGGTTTATTTTTACCTGTAATTTTAAAAATAGAATTATACCACCGCTGCATAGTCGGTGCGCTGTAATTGAGTTTAAAATTCCTAAGGAAGAAAAACCTAAACTAGCAGCAGAGTTCTTTAAGCGTATTACTAATGTGTTAGCTAGTGAAAGTATTAACGCTGACAACAAGGTAGTGGCTAGAGTAATTGAAAAATACTTTCCTGACTTCCGCAGAACGCTAAACGAACTTCAACGCTATTCTCAATCAGGTTCTATTGATGAAGGCATCCTCACCTTTGTAGGGGATGTTAACATGAAAGACCTAATAGAGGCGATGCAAGAAAAAGATTGGAAGAAGATGCGCGGTTGGGTAACTAATAACTTAGATAATGACCCAGTATCGTTGTTTAGAAAAATCTACGATACATTTGTACCTATGACTCAGCAAGTACCTCAGCTGGTTCTTACTATTGCTGACTACCAATATAAAGCAGCGTTTGTTTCTGATCAAGAAATTAACTTGGTAGCTTGCTTAACTGAAATTATGGCATCTACGGAAATCAAATGAAGCTAGGCGAACTATTCGGACAAGGAGGAGAAGTAAAGATAGAGGAGGATTATAAAACACCTTCTATATCACCATTCGACTTTATAAACTCGATCAATTATACTAAAGATAACCTTATCGTAGATGACTGGTCTGAAAAACAGTACAATTCGTACGTTATTAATCGCGGATTGTCGTTTGGTACGGATACAATTATCCAAGCTAACGAGATGAATTCCCGACCACATCTAGATAAGAAACTGCAGTACCAATTTCTTATAAATATCATTAGACCACGCAAACGATATAATAAGTGGTTGAAAGCCGAAAAGATTGAAGCGATAGAAGTTATTAAAACCTATTATGGATATAGCACAGATAAGGCTCGTCAGGTTCTCTCTATCCTCAATCCTGAGCAAATTGATCAACTAAAACAAAAACTAAAAAAAGGTGGTTTATAATGTCTAATGAGTTTTTTAGGATTGATTACCCAGGATATACGCCTCTAGAAGTAACCTTAGTACAGCCTGATGATTTCTTAAAGGTAAGAGAGACTCTTACTAGAATTGGTGTCGCATCCAGAAAAGATAAGATTTTGTACCAATCTTGCCATATCTTACATAAGCAAGGTCGTTATTACATTGTTCATTTTAAGGAGCTATTCGCTCTTGATGGTAAGCAAGCAGATATTACTGATAATGATATTCAGAGAAGAAACACTATTGCAAAGTTGCTTTCTGATTGGGGTTTAATTAAAATTATAAATATTAAAGCAATCGAGGATCAAGCACCTCTATCGCAAATTAAGGTTATCGCTTTTAAAGATAAGGATGACTGGGATTTGCAAGCTAAGTATAATATTGGTAAGAAACGTTTAGATTAATACTCGCTAGCCGCGGGTAGCTTCCTGGATAAGAAGTTAAACTGTCCTCTTACGCCGTATGGGTAAGGTAAATTTAACTCGCTTAAAAGGAGAAACTATGTTGTATTTCGCCAACATGGCTATTGATGCCATTCAATCAGGTAAGACAACTTGGCTTAACATGTTTGTTAAGGAAGAGCAAGTTCGTCAACCTCTTCAAAAGTTTGTAGACGCGCAAACCACATTCACCAAACAAATTGCAGCAACACTGCATGATGTGACTGGTGCAGCAACTAAAACTGTTGTAGACAAACTATTTGCTAAGGAGGTAAAATAATGACCTGGTTACTACCCACACTACCTAAAGACTTCGACAAGTTCTTTGTCGGTTTTGACGATCAGTTTAATCGTCTTGCTAAACTTCATGACGATGTTACAAAAAACATTCCTAACTACCCACCTTACAATATTAAGAAAACCGGTGACAACACCTACGTCATTGAAATGGCTGTAGCTGGGTTTGCAAAACAAGATATCGAAATTGAGTTTGCTGATGATAAGTTATTAGTCAAAGGTACAACTAAAGAGGACAATAGTGATTATCTTTTTAAAGGTATTGCTGGTCGTAACTTCACACGCACTTTTGCTCTTAATGATCAAATAGAGATTAAAGGTGCTGAGATGTTTAATGGCATGCTTCAAATCGCTTTGGAAAAAATTATTCCTGAGCATAAGAAGCCTAAGAAGATTGAAGTCAAAGATGCTGATGATCTAACTGTTAGTACTAAGACTGAAAAGCAACTTCTTACTGAAGACAAGTAAAGTATGAAAGCCCCTTTTTGTACTTTAGGGGTTATTTGCTTCGGGGACTGGCTTGTAAAGGCCAGTTCCTTTGACGATCAGATATTGATATTTTTTTATAATGAAGCTACAATGGAACATCATACTAAAATGTTTTATTGTGAAAACAAAGCTTTTAATTACGTTGAAGGATTACTAAATGATTCAAATTTTAAAATTAATTACCGGTGAAGAGATTATTGGAGATGTCTCTATCTCTAACGGTGAAGCTAAGGTAAGTAAACCTTGCCTTCTACAACTAGTACCTTCCCGCACTAATCCCGAACAAACAATGATGGGTCTATTTCCATACGCAATGTATACGGAAGATCATTCTATTGTACTAAACCAAGAACATGTAATTTGGATGGAAAAGCCAGTTAAAGATCTATACAATCAATATAACAGCGCTTTCGGTTCAGGTATTCAACTAGCAAATCTATAATGGCAAGCGAAGCAGGTAAAGGTTCTAAACCAAGACCATATTCAGTAAATCAAGACACATTTAATAGTAATTGGAATTTAATTTTCGGTGATAAGATGAAGAAGCAATCAGTTAAGCTAA